CAAACATTTAACTATGAACTAGAAAACAACGGTACTGTAGAAGAGTTGTATGACAAAGTTAATAATCTGCTATTAGCGTACTCTCACGCCAAGTAGTTTTTGATTGATTAAGTTCTATCCTACAATTAGCACAAACACTACGCAAGTTTATCCAATTATTATTTTTTAAATTACCGTCAATATAAAAAACAAACATTTGCTTAGATGTTTTTGCTGAAAAATTACACCGCTCGCAGCACAGTTTTTTCTTATATCCTGTTTTTGTCCAACCAGGCATTTCTTTAATATTGCGTCCTTTACGCAAACAACTTGCACAATGTTTTCTATAATAGGTTCTTTTTCCTAGTTTGTAGTTTACAGCGGCTAAATTGCCGTTACATTGAGTGCATAGAGGCCTGTTCATAAAGTATTTATATGTAAAACCTTTTAAAGGCACCTCATATCATACCAAAATAATATCCTTTTAATAAATACTAGCAAATGTTTTGTTAAAGGATAAAAACATGGCACTAGTATCTCCAGGTTTAGAAATTACCGTCACAGACGAAAGTCAATATGTTCCCGGCGCAGTAGGAACAGTTCCCCTTATTATTATGGCTACAGCCCAGGATAAAACTAATCCTTCAGGTAGCTTGGCCACCGACACAACTGCTGCTAGAGCAGGAAAATTACTTACATATTCTAGTCAACGCGAGCTTATTGCGTCAATGGGTTACCCTAGCTTTAAACAAAGCGCAGCAGGTACACCATTACACGGTGATGAACGCAACGAATATGGTCTAATGACAGCCTATAGTATTTTAGGCAATGTAAACAGACTTTTTGCTATCCGTGCTGATATTAATCTTAATGAATTAGAAGGCACAAGTGTGCGTCCAACGGGTACAGTTGCAAACAACACTCATTGGATGGATCTTACTGAAAGTGTTTGGGGAATAAATGAGTGGGATGCAATTAATAGCGAATTTACTTTAAAAACCCCTATTTTAGTTACTAGCACTACTAGCCAAACATTATCAAGCGGCATTTATGTACCAAACGCAAGTATTGGACAAATTGGAAGTTATGCAGTTTCGTTTGGTACCGGTAGTAATGCTATTTTGTTTTACAAAAACAGAAGTAATACCTGGGTAAGAATTGGTACAAGTGCATGGAAACAAAGTTGGCCAACAATCAAAGGAACTGTTACTTTTGCAACTAGTTCAACAACAGCCATTGCTGCTAGTTCGCCAGCAGCAGCTCTAACTATCAATGGCAGTACTGTTACAGTGGGTAACACCGGATCAGCAAGAACTATTGCTCAGGTAGTTGCTGCTATCAATAGCGCTGCTATTACAGGTGTGACCGCAGCATATATTGATTCAAGATTAGAAATTTATGCAACAGATACAGCAGCCAGTGACGGAGTAACTGCCGATGGTAAGATTACTATTTCTAATAGTTCAGGAACACCAATGGCTAGTCTTGGTTTAGGAACTTCTGGTAGCACCTATGCTAATCCAGAATTAATCTTTGGTACATTTGCCGAAGTTCCAAGTTGGAGAAGCACAGACACAGTTCCAAGACCTAGCGGTAGTATTTTTGCTAAAGTTGGAGCTACAGGTAGCGGAGCAGATATTGTTATTAAACGCTATAGCACAACCACAGAAACATTTGCTACACTTGCTACAGAGTTCTTCAACAGAGCAGAAGATGCCCTTTTTGGATTAGATCCAGCAGGTGGTGGTAACGGCATCGTGGCAGGGACAGTTTGGATTGCATGGGATCCGTTACGAGATGATTCGGACGCATTTAAACCATTCCGACGCCGTGTAACAGGTCAGACTGTTGTAAGCGGATCTACTTTGGCAGCTAATCCTTTTACTGCCTCGGATATATTAATTATTGGTGTAACTGAAATTGGTTCAGCAAACATCACAGAATATACAGTAACATTAACAGGAACTACACCTGCAAGCTTTGTATCTGATATATTGGCTTTAAATATTCCAGAATTGAATGTTAGTGTAACTAATAATATTATTACATTCACACATATTTTTGGTGGCGATATTTATTTGACAGATGATACTGGAACTCCAACAGGAGATGCAGGATTTACCAGTTCAACTACAGGCACAATCTTATATGGTTCAACATTAGCATTAACTAACTGGGAATCACTAACTTACACTTATAGCACAACTGAACCATACGAAGCACCAACAGATGGTACATTATGGTATTATAGCGATCCTGCTAGTATTGATATTATGATTAATGATATTGGTGGCTGGAGAGGATACAGAAGTTCTTATTGGACAGGTAAAACAGACGCTAGAGGCTATATCCTAGCAGATACTGATCCAGAAGGTGTTATCGTAAGTGCAAGTCAACCAGAATTCCAAAGTGACGGAGTAACAGCTTTGGTAGCAGGTGATCTATGGTTAGATACCGCAGATCTAGAAAACTATCCTGTAATTTATCGTTACGATGGCACTGACTGGATCTTGATTGATAATACAGATCAAGTTGGTCAAAACGGTATTGTATTTGCTGATGCTCGTTGGGATACTGATGGCACTACAGATGTAATTACTGGTTCTTTACCAGCTATTACAGATCTACTAGCAAGTGATTATATTGATCAAGACGCACCTGATTATAGACTATATCCTCGTGGTATGTTATTGTTCAATACTCGTCGCAGTGGATACAATGTTAAGCAGTTTGTTAGTAACAAATTTAATGCAAATGCTTACCCTGAGTTACCTGCAGTACCAGGTGCTAGCGGTTCATTGCCTACTGTTAAAGACACATGGCAAACTGCTAGTGGTCTTAAAGATAACGGCAGTCCGTACATGGGTCGCCAAGCGCAGCGTCGTATGGTTACTGCGGCTATGCAAGCAGCAATTATTGCCAACACAGAAGTTCGTGAAGATCAATTTCAGTTTAACTTAATTGCATGCCCAGGATACCCAGAAGTAATTGACGAAATGGTAGCATTAAATAATGACCGCGCACAAACTGCGTTTGTTGTTGGTGACACACCAATGCGTCTAGCACCTAATGCGATAGATATCGCTAATTGGAGTAACAATACAAATGGCGATGGTTTAGCAACTGCGAGTCCATATTTAGGTGTGTACTACCCATCAGGGCAGACTTCAGACCTCCAAGGAAACACAATTACTGTGCCTGCAAGCCATATGGCACTAAGAACAATTATCTTTAATGATAATGTTAGTTATCAATGGTTCGCTCCAGCAGGTACACGCCGTGGACTAGTAGACAACGCTAGCAGCATAGGTTATATTGATGCTAATACAGGCGAGTTTGTATTTGACGGTATTCGTCAAGGCTTGAGAGATACACTATACGAAAATAGAATCAATCCAATCACCAACTTACCCGGAATTGGTTTGGTAGTATGGGGGCAAAAGACACGCAACCCGACTGCAAGCAGTCTTGATCGCATCAATGTTGCTCGTTTGGTCAATTACTTGCGTACTATTTTGGCATCAGTAGGCAATGGATTCTTATTCGAACCAAACGATAAGATTACAAGAGATCAGATCTCCAATGTAATCAGTGGGGCAATTAATGATCTTGTTGCCAAACGCGGTGTATACGATTATCTTGTTGTTTGCGATGAAACAAATAATACACCAACTAGAATCGCTAGAAACGAATTGTATGTAGATATTGCTATCGAACCAATGAAAGCAGTTGAATTTATTTACATTCCGATTCGTTTGAAGAATCCAGGTGATATCGCAGCAGGAGTATAATATGGGTAGATATTGGAGCCTATTGGCTCCAATAGATTCCAATTAAATTTTGGTAAATACCTATAACAGGAGAATAAAATGGCAATAGCCTCATTGAATAAATTTACAGTTCCGTTAGCAACTAACCAAAGTGCTAGCACACAAGGTTTATTAATGCCAAAATTGAAATATCGTTTCCGTGCGATATTTGAAAACTTTGGTGTAAGTACAGACCGTGTAGAACTTACAAAACAAGTAGACAGTATTAGTCGTCCTAACTTAAACATGAATCCGTTTACTATTGATGTTTATAACTCAAAGGTGAACTTGGTTGGTAAGCCAACTTGGGAAGCAGTTACAGTTACTTTACGAGATGATGCAGGCGGCAATGTAAGTAAATTAGTTGGCGAACAAGTGCAGAAGCAATTTGATTTTGCAGAACAAAGTTCAGCAGCTTCGGGTATTGATTATAAATTTGTTCTTAAATTTGAAATGCTAGATGGCGGCAACGGCGCAAATCAACCTAACATTTTAGAAACTTGGGAATTATATGGTGCACTATTGAGCACAGTAAACTATGGTGATATGGCATACGGCGAAAATTCACCGGCAACTATTGCATTAACAATTATGTATGATAATGCAATCCAAAGTCCAACTGGTACAGGAATTGGAACAGCAGTAGGCAGAACACTAGGTACAGTGATTACTGGCGTAATTTAACAATTTTGTTTTTACAAATTTATAGCCCGGCCAAAAACCGGGCTTTTTTTTGAAATAAATAATTAAAAGCGAAAACTTATGCCTAATATATTTGATGGATTTTTAAAACAAATTGCTCGCGGCGATAATGTAAAAGATTATCAACATGCCTCTAGATTATTTGTAACTAACAATTACGAAAGGTCGCCTAAGTATACATGGTTGTTCCATGTATTCTTTGATCTCAATCCTGAACTAACTACAATTGATCAAAGACAACAGATCGAAGCTGGGCTATTAGTTAAATCGGCTGACTTGCCAAAATTTAGAGTAAACACCAAAACTTACAATAACTATAATAGACCTTACATAGCACAAAGTAAAATCAACTATGAAGATATTAACATTACTTTTCATGATGATTCGGCAAATATAATTAGAAAATTATGGTTTGATTATTACAATTATTATTATAGAGACATGGATAATAATTATGGTGATGCTACTGGGTCTCTAAATCCTGTTTACTTAAGAAATAATAAACAGATAACCGGACAGAGAAATCTTTATAATAAGTTCGGATATACTCCAAGAAAACATAGTAATATATCAACGCAATATATTCAAGCGATTAGAATCTATAGTTTACATCAAAAAAGATTTTCTGAATATACACTTATCAACCCAACTATATCATCTTTTAGACACGGTACACATCAAAATGGCGGAGATGGAACCATGGAAAATCAAATGTCTATATCTTATGAGTCAGTACTTTACGCCGGGGGATCAACCAGAGTAGCGAGAGGTTTTGCTCAATTACATTATGATAATTCTCCAAGCCCATTAACTCCAGCTGGTGGCGGTACAAATAGCATATTAGGTCCAGGTGGCATTGTTAATACAGTAGATGAAGTAATTTCAGATGGTGGCAATGGCAAATGGGGCAGTTCTGCATTTAAGT